GAGAACCCATTCTTTGTTTTTGCGGTACTGCCGGCGTATACGCTCAATTCAAACGTAGCGTCACCGATCAACTGTTGCCTACTAACAGAAACATTTAACACATATGAAGCCTGTGTGCTTACGCCCATATCAGTTTCAAGCCCCTCATATATCGTTATAAGCCCGGCGTTGGGAACGCTATAGTCTGCCGATTTGGATTGAGGTGCGCTAAACCGTAAAAACCTGCTAACGCCCGAGCTACTAGTGGTAGTTGGAATTGCCTGATTAAAGGTAAATGGCGGAATAATGTAGTTATTATCAACACGTTGAATAAAAATAGTTGCAGTTTTATTTTGGGATGTTGCCGGATCATAATACCATACTGTTCCCAGCGTGCTTTTAGGTTCTTCCGGAACTTTAGCACCGATTAGTTCATAGCTCCAGTCTATGATATTTCCTGCGCCATCCGTTGAAATCCAAATATAGGCGAAAGGAATACTAAGGTCTGATGTATCCCGAAAAACTTCATCTCCGGCTGCATATGCATAAACCGTCTTGTCTGCCACATTCAAAACAGCTATGTATAAGCCATCATAAACGCCGTTTTCTATGTTTACCTGAGCGTCAAAACCGGAACTATTTGCAAAGTTACCTTTACCCACGCTCATTACAGTGGCTCTGCATTCGCCCGGAAAATGCGCAACTATCGGTGTATCTACGCCTTCTTCTCTTGATAATGTAACTTTATTAAACGAATAAACCGGACTTGCAAATCCATTTGTGCCAGTATTTACGCCCAAAGCATTTGCCGTTTGGAATTTCATCGGATTACTAAGCCCAAAATTGATGCGGTTTTGTGCAGGCGTTACTGTAATATGCGTTGTAGGGTCAGCGAATAATTTTACATCTCCTGTAATTGAAGTTCCCCCTGTGACGCCCAAGCTGCTAACGCCAGTGGATTTTGCCGATATTTTCACATTATTTGTTGCGGAAGTATCCTTTGTAAATTCTATTGTGCCATCTGTGCACTCCATACCTATTGAGCCATTTTTAGGAGAAGTCATAACCAACGTTGTTCCGTCATAGAACGACATGCTTTTTACTGCATCTGTAGTGGAACCTCCGCCAGTGGATGATATGGTAATATTTTGTCCAGACGGGCTAATTGTAACGTTGTCTCCAGCAACAAGATTTACTGCGCCAGTCACATTATTAACTGAGCTTACTCCAGCACTTCCCCCACCGCCGGTTGCCGATATTGTGATATTGCTTCCGCTTGGGGTGACGGTTACGTTTGCACCGGCTACAATTTTGGGGGCACCGCTGATTCCATTTACCGACTTAACATATGCGCCTTCAATCGCAGAGACACGTTCAATTGTAGAATTTATGTTGTTGTTTAGCTGCGTGTCCTGCTGCTGCCGTTGCTGTGTTTCGGTTGTGATTTGCTGTGTTAATTCGCTTACGTCGTCCAGCCTATCCGCTGTCTCCTGCGCAAGCTCGTTTTGCAGGGATGTAATGTTTGTTTCTGCTGACGACATCCGTCCATTAAGCCCAGCAATATTTGATTCTGCCGTTCCCATACGGGTAGTCAGCCCAGAAATATCCGTATCGTTTGCCGTAATCTGTGACTGAAGATTTGTATCTGCCTGTTCTCTTGCGGTTTTTTCCGCGTCTATATTTGCCTGCAACTGTGTATCGGCAGCTTTGCGTTCACTGGTTTCTTGGGCAAGAGCCGCATTAACTTTTCCGATCTCGTCATCGATCTTTGCATATACGGCCTCAAAAAGCTCTTTATGCGCCTCCGGGTCATTGTTGTGCATATGCGTGTAAAGATCATTGAACTCAACCGAATCGGGTAAGATTTTCCCTCCGCTGATTTCAAAGGAATATAGGGTGGTGCTGTTCATCGGCATGTATTCCTGTGAAACAAAAATCGGATCATCTGTTTCGCTGATAGGTTCAACACCGGGACCAGCGCTGCGGTAATTTACATAATATTTCCCATCCGGCGACCCTCCGACTGTAAAGGTATGATTGAACTCCCTTTTTTCATAGTTGTCGTAGAGAAACCCAGTCAGCGTGCAGGATTCCGAATTCGCGTCAAGTTCCACCTGAATCAAATACGGAACGGTGTGGATAAGATAGTCGACGATTTTATCCATTTTCCACATAGCATGTGCAATCATCTCGTCATAGGTCATTGCATCGGTAAGAACGCCAGGAATCACGCGGTTCCAGCAATACGGATTGCCGGGCACAGTATGAAAGAAAGCCATAATAAAACCCCCTTAATTAAATACATATAAGAATAGGTCGCGAACTGCCTGATCTTCAAAAATCATTTTCGTTACATTCAGGAAAGTTTCCCGGTATTTAATAAGCAAATCGGCAGGCGAATAATTACCCATGATACCTGATTTGTTGCTCGTGAACGTTTCCAGCTTTTTCCCCAAAGACGCCAGTTTTTCGAGCTTGGTTGCGTTTCCGTTATCGGTGACTTTCCCGGTCTCGTCAGTCGACCGCTCAATAGAATTTGTCGAATTGTAAGTGACCGTATCGGTTCCGGTCTTTTTGTCTGTACCATTCTGTGTGGTATCGTCCGACTGATTGAGAGAATCGTTAGTGTTGTTGAGCGCGGTAGCATAATCCAAATCTGCGAGGACGCCTTGAGGGGTGTCGCTGTAAAGCTCAGACTTATTGTCAGTGCTCGTTAAACTGCGTTCTGAGGTGTTTTGCGTTGTGGTCGTGGTGTTATATTCGGTACTGTCATCACCGGTCTTTTTGGCCGATTCTGAGCCCGTTACAGCGTTTGTGGTATCGCGGGTGTTTGTTGCCGTCGTATCAATGTTATTTGTCGCGTTATTTTCGTCATTGACTTCCCGTGTAAACGTTTCATCCATTATATAATTGCGCAGCGGCTCAATAGTCAGTAAGGTCGATTCATACAACTGGTTATAGTACGGCATAATGAGGTTCATTACCTCATCAAGACGGAATTCCCACAATGCCGGCGTTTCCAGCCCTAGGTCATACATAAAGAAATGCTTGATAAACTGCGTTTCAAATTCGGCCTTTTTATTCTCATCAAAGAACGGATATTCAAAATCGAATATCTTCGGCCGGGCGAACTCAATCTGTTCCTTTGCGGTTGGCCATTGAGCCGGGTTGTCTTGGTTGAGGTACTGCACCAGACGGCGTAAGGACATAGTTACTGGCATCATCGTTCACCTCCTTTAGAATATCCTTGTCGAGGACATCGGACATAATGCCGTCGCCATAGTTGATAAGAGTACGAAATTCTACCGACACATTTAGTCCAAACTTCTGATTGATTTGCTCGCAGGCTTCTTTTCGTGCGTTCAACATCACTAAGCGTGACATCTCAATCTGCTGGATATTACCGTCCGCTTCTGCTGTAATTAACCGTTCCCGCTTTTCGCTGTTCAGGTTTCGAATGCCAAGGAACAGCATAGCTTCATCCCAAATCTGCTTTTTGTATACCTGCGCTTTATCGACAAGATACGGAGCAGATGTATTCACCACCTGAAACTTATCCAGCATATCTACGTGTTCATCTACGAACACAACCGGGACGTTCCCTTCATATTTCTCATAGGCGTTCATCACGGACAGGTACTGATCCCGCGTGCAGCGGATAAACAGCGGTGTCTTGCAGCTATTCAGGTTTACCCGCTGGAATCCTTCCACTTCTGCCATCCGCCGTGCATAATCCACGAGCATCGGCGCTGTCGGCATTCTGACATAATTATTATATATCATAACGCCCTCATCCGCGTCAATATCTTTATTGAATGCCCCATTACCGTTGATAGCAAAAAGATGGATTCTCGTCGGCTCAAGATAGATATCCCGAGGGGAAGCTATGGTACATTCCATCACAGAATATTTGTCCATGAACGCTTTGGAAAAACAGGCGTATCCTTTCCAGCACAGTACGCGCTCAATAAACTTTTCCGGTATGCCGTCCGGCAGGTTGTTCCACTTGAACATATTTAGCGCATAGTTGGTCATTTGATAGAAATACTTTTGTCCATATTCGTTCAAGTCGTATGCCGGAAATGCCAGGCCGTCCGCATAAGTCGGCGCAAAATTGACCGGCTGTTTGTTTTTTCGTCTGCTCATCTTTTCACCTCCTTAAGACGTTACAATCGGGTTATTGCCGTTCCGGTAGTTTCCCACATCGGGCGTATTCCACAACGTAATCCCTCGCTGGAACTTTGCCCGGATCTCATCCAGCGCCGTCTGCGGAATATTCCCTGTGATATTGCATACGGGCATCTTATAGTAGTTATAATATTGCCGTGTTGCAAACTCTGGAACCTTCAATTCGTTTACCTTATAGCCGAACATAGTAAAGTAGTTGTCAACTTTCTCAGCGTTATCCCATGACAGGGTTCGGATATAGCAACTGAACTTTGTTAAGCCCATTGATAAACGCCCTGTGCTTTTTGTGTTCGTTTTTAACGGATCAGCGACTTGTGAAGCGTCATATACGCTAGCCATAGAGGAAACGACGGACATTAACCCGCTTACAACCATAGTTGCACCAACACCAGCGGCTGCACCGCCTGTTGCTCCCGCCATTGTTGCTCCGATTAGTGCCGTTGTTAATCCCGCGGCTGCACTTGCTCCCGTTGATGCTTCATGCCCCGATAGCCAACTACTAAAATAATCGCCTGTCATAGATGGAACCGGAAAATCTCCAACGGAAAGCGTGTAGTAGTTTTCGGCATTTCCATATTCGCTATTATAGCTATCTTCTGATATTTTAAGGGTAGCATTTGAATCTGGTGCGATACCGCAGAATATCGAATATTTCAAACGCCATCCATCTTCACCGGTACTGCTTGAGCTATAATATGTTAGATATTCAGGCTTTAACACGATATATCCGCCTTGATGATTCGTAATAATGATTTCATAAAACTGAGAGGTATAAATTTTATTGTTTTTCGGCGTAAACACGCCATATAAATGTCTAGGAATAATTGTGCTTACATTTACGCTATTTGCATATTTATTGAAATTTGCATTAGAATTTATTATAATTTCGCCGGCCTCATGTCCACCGCTTTCCGTATTTACTGGCAGCGAAACTGCGCCAAAAAGCGCAAATCTTGGCACACAAAATGCCCCCACTAAAGTATCAATCTTATTATTTTTAATGAGCAGATCCCGAAAGGCATTTATATTATTTACATATTCACTTGGGTTATAGGTAGGCTCGCTTGAAACCGCATAACTTGGAACCCAGTAATACATGCTTTGCGGCACACCGTTAATTAGCGCGCTTATTTTTTGTTCTGATGGCTGGCCAAGCTCGGGGCATTCTGTTAGCAGTAAAATAGGCGTTATTTCAAAAGAACCCGTATCGGTTGATAATCTTGGCATATCGATATCGGCCTCAATTACAACGTCCTTTGGATAATTTAAAGGTTCTGTTACAAACCTCGTGCCCATAGTATCACTTTTTACATGCTCGCGTTCTATAAAACAGTCTTTCCATGTGATGTCAAACAGGTATGTCTGGTACGCATCAATCTTAAAATGGACAAAGGTCGTGTTCGGGTTCTTGTATTCGAACTCGGTGATATACGCATAGAACCATTTATTCCCGGTAATGGCATTCCGATAGCGGAGATAATTGCAATTTGTCACAATCGCGTCGTAATCATCGTCAACCCGGAAATATGCGTTTTCCCGCTGGTATGTCTGGCTCGGAAGCGACTTCCAAATCACCGACTGAAAATAGTTATTCTGCGCCGTCTGGTTCGCAAAATACATCTGGTTTTCATCGTCAATCCGCAGCGGTACGCGCAAAAGCTGCACAGTCGTTTGATAAGCACCTGCTGTCGGCGCGGCTCGATAATCAGTCATCTGTCTTAACTCCTTTCACAAAAGTTAAGGGGAGGCCGGAATAGCTCCGGCCTCCCCGCACTTTAGCCGGTGACGGTAACAGTTGCGGTGCCCTTGGTGGCACTGTTGAAGGTAGAAGTTGCCGTGACAGTAAGCGATCCAGCCGTTTCATGAGGGCTGATCACAAGCTGACCGGACGGGTTCAGTGTGGTGCCGCTCGAGGTGTTTCCGGTCAGAGACCAGATCACGTTCTGCGGCGCATAGTCACCGCTGGAGCTCGTTGCCGCTACAGTGGCTTTAAACGTCTGCGATGCGCCCTTTGCAAGGCTCGGCGCGCTCGGATTCAACGTAATGGTCGCAGCGCTGGAGGCTTTGGTCGTGAACGCCACAGCCGGCGCAAACCGGGAGGTGCTGTAAATGCCGTGATGGTGAAGGAAGATATTCCAGTACAGCCCTTTCGGGTTATAAATTTCCTCCGTGCGGAAAACCGTGTCATACTGCACGAACCAGTTACTGTCCACAAGCACAGCCTGAATATCATCGGTGCCCGTGCCGAAATCGTCAATCACTACGCGGCGCGCAAGAAACTCGGCTTTGCTCATGTTGAACGCAGCGGCGAGAACTTCCACATCGACAAGCGCTTCAAGCTCCGGTTTCATGAACAGCACCAGATCTTCCGGCCGGCTGTCACGCATAAGACCGAGCGAGTTATATTTCCGGCTCGGCAGACCGATAGAAGTGATCGTAGCGCGAACCTGCTGAATAAAGGTTTTCGCGGTGTCAGCGTCAGTTGGATTGGTAATGACTACCGGGTAGAATAGCTGTGCACTGTTGTATGCAGAAAACAGGTTCTTGAAAATCAGCCACTCATCATAGTTGTCCGAGTTGTACAGCGTATTAATGATCTGATTCGCAAGACGGGTCATAGCATTGCCGTCCACAAACGCACGCCGCAGCAGTTCATTTTCCAGCGTGACCGTGTAGAAGTTTTCACGGTTGATCGTGTGGAAAATGGCCGATACAGGCGGAATGTTGCGCTTCCAAACCGTAGTTTCCGCTGCCTCAGGATCGTACATCTCCGCGTTGATAATGTCAACGCCGATCTCTTCCATAGTACGGCCATACTCCACGAATCCGCGCTTGAACTCGGCAAACTTATTGTTGAGAGAGTATTCGTGAATGTAGGCGTAAAAAATACGATCCACCAGCGCCGAAAGATATTCGTTCGCGTATACGGGATTTTCCAGAACAGCCACTGCAGTCTGCGCAAGATTTTCCTGCGTAGCTACAGGGATCCTATCCTGATAAGAAGCAGACATCTGCGCTCTCAGCACATTCTGAAAGGCAGGCATGTCTGCGGTCAGCGCCGAAACGCTTTTAAGTTTACTTGCAGCCATTTATTTTTCTCCTTTCTATTCTGCCATAATGAACTCGTTAATGCTTGGAATTCCGGGGTCAGTGTCCGCCGGCGCATTTACGGGCGGATCTGCGGCCGAAATACATTTCAGTGCATCAAACGTATCGTTTCTAAGCTTATCGATGCTCGCGCCGGTAGAGGTTTTAATTTCGTCGAGCCGGCTATTCAGTGCCGAAAGCTGATCTTTATATCCGTCGATACCCTGTAGCGCCGCAGTGATTGTCTCAATATTCTTTTCCATTGCTTCCAGCCGCGTTTTATACTCTTCATTCATCGGCTGATTCATGATTCCCATCTGCGGAATCTCCTTTCTTGCTTATCAGTGCAAGAACGTCCTTTAATTTCTGCGGGATAGGGACGCCACACTCTACGACATTTTCAAATACAGAAATCAGTTCATTCGTGATGTAAAAGAAAATAACGGCGTTTCGGATTACCTCCCCGGTGTCGAGAACGTAAACATCGATAATGTTAGCTACGCCTACGACAAACACTATCAAAACCTTTTTCAAAAGCCCGGTAAATGACACAGACGATGATAAGGCCTTTTTGATAATGGACTTGGTGATCCCGGTCACGATATCCAAACACATAAATATTAACAGCGCTATTAATATCCCGCTTATTTCTCCCACGAAAAAGCTAATCCCTCCTACGATTGCAGATCCCGCTATCTGCAGCCATTTGACAAATGTATGCCAGTCCACAGCATCACCACCTTTCCGCTTGCGAATACTGCCCGTATTCATCATAGCTTTTTCAGGCGGATTTGTCAATAAAATTTATGGCTTTATACTGAATCGTATCGGCTTCAGTACTACGCCGCCTGGCACGTTTACCGGCTGTAATTTGGCATACCGTTCCACTTCATGCCGAAACGCCGCATGATTGTTGATGTCCACGCCATTTGATGCGATTTTGTGAATTAGGTCTTTTGGCAGGTTTTCCGATTCGGGATCAAATTCAAAGCCAAGGTTAAAAGCATCCCACGAGATCCATTCCTTGACATCTTCCGGCATACCTGCACACTTACGTATATAATTTGTGTATGTCTGCGTCCCGTCGGTAAATTCCTGTTCCTCAATATAGCATTTCTGCCGGATGTATTTTGCACGCTTGCAGGTATATTCCAGTTTAAAAGCGCCTAACCGGTATTGATCGATATCAATATATTTCGCTGCATCTTCTACGCTTAGGTTGCAGGTATGTACACTATCGGTGTCCATATAACAGAAATAGGAATCAGGGCGGGTTCCGCCTAATGACTGCGCTGTTCGTAAAATTTTGTCGCGGCCATAACTGGTGATGAAAGACGCAACCGCCGTATATACGGGTTTTTTCGTTTCCTCCTCTGTGTATTTATAATGTACAATATCATCTTCCCCCATATAAGGTATCTTACTTTTGATATGTACCCGGCTTGCGGTTTTTCCATAAAAAGCGTTAAGCATCTGCTTCGCAATCGCCCGTTTTGCTCCCGTTTCCGTTTTCTTTATCTCGTACCAGTATTCTACATATGGCTTGAATATATCGTATACTACCTGAAATTTCCAGCCGTTGATATATTCATAGTTATATACGTCATAATGGTCAAAGAACAGCTTAAGGTCAACAGAAGTCAAATACAGATGCGTCTGCTCGACGCTCTCGGTCAGATATTTATTTTGTTGATACGACAGGTTATTTTTGATTTGAATTGTAGGGATATAGCCTTCCTTAATTTTAAATTCGCATAATATGTGCTGGATATAAAGCGGATAATCCGGGTCGGGTTTATATTTACCTTCAAAGAAAATCGGCACCCCGCACGGCATCGGCTGTAACATCGCCCATGGATACATGCTGTTTACGTCAAACGATGCGCCGTCATATACCGTCTGGCCTTCCCGGCCCGGATGAACCTGAACTGCACCGCCTTTATAGCTTCGGCGGATATCGTCATCTATCGATACATCCAGCACCGGGAAACAATGCCTGCCAACGTTTTTTACCGATCTGACCTTTGGCAAAGTTCAAACCGTCCGAGGAAATCGTCATCTTTGTCAAGTCCTGCTCAAACTGCTGTCTGAGCGCCTTACATACGATGAGCACGTCATTTGTTACATATTCCATCTCGTTTGCATCGGGTTCATATCCTAACGGCCGTTTTTTGGTATAATCGATTTCGCCTTTGGATTCCTCTATCCCGAAATCCTTCGCTATCTTCTTTACCGTGAACGGCAGTTTCTTATAGCTGTCCAGAAACTTTATTTTGTCCACGTTTTTATGCTTTTTGGCAAGAACCATTTCAATCATGTAAAATATGCCGCTGTCGCCTATCAGCGTATGAAAGGAATGTTCTCCCCCTTTTTCATCGTAGGCAAAGTCCGTTTCGTGCAGAAGATACCACAGCAAAAACTGACCGTCAAATTTAAGGTTATGAAAATATATTTCCGTTAAACCTTTTGTGGGCAGCCATGCAAAAAAGCTGGCTATGTCTGTCCCATAATGCCTGTCATTAAAATCGTCAATATTGATCGTGCACCACAACCAAACCCGGCAGTCGTTTGGATCTGTCGTCGTTTCAAAATCCGCACAATACCGTCTCAAGATATTACCTCCCGACTTCTTTTAAAGTATCATCTATGTCTTGTATGCGCCCGCTAATATCCCGAACCATTTCCGCAACTTCCATGTTTGACGTTTCCAGGTTGAGTGTTGCACGGATTTCATCGATCTTCCGTTGCACATCTACCCAGTTTTCCTTGGTGTTGATAAAGATCTGATTCAGGTCTTGGTTGCGCATATAAACCATGTAGAAATCTTCAAAGGACATTCCGCCGAAATACTCCAGAATATCGGAAATATCTTCGTCAACCATCTCCGCAAGATAGTTCAGGCTGTCAATAAAGTTCTGATACATGATGTTCTTGCGCCATGCTTGGTATTCTGGCGTTGACTGGCGTTCCACGCGCTCGCTTAGCCGCTCAAACTGCTCACGGGTTTCTATGGTTTCCGGGTTAAAGGTTTCCTCATAAAGGTAGTTATAAAAAGGGTTCTCCCGTGTCGGCGCCATTGTAGCCGCATATTCGGCTACCGTTGTCGGCCGTTCTTTACCCTGCGTTACAATCGGCTTATCTTTAATTTTCGCGAATTCTTCCCTGCGCAGCTTATTTAAGCGCTTCATATTTTCCTTTAACTGGCGCACATCGGAAGCAGGCACGTACACGTTTCCCAAATTTACAAAGCGGTTCGTCCGACGCGACGTATATTCTTCCAGATATTTTTCATATTCCCGCGCCTGCTTCGCAGACATTTCAGACGCTATCCGCTTATCAATTGAAAATTCATATCCGTACCGCTTTTTGATCCGCTTATACTTCGCATCGGCTTTCGCTTCAAGCTGCTTAATCCGTTCCAGCCGTTTCTTTGGTATCGCCATCCCATGCCCTCCTTACACCACAACTTCATACGGGGCGTTGTACACTTTTTCGCCGTTTCGCACATAAAAGCCACGCCCTTCAACCGTGGTATATGCCATAAACAGCGACATCGCCGTGCAATCTACGCCCACCCCAACGCATTCCGTGCGGTTTATCAGGTTTCGCAGGCATTCGGGCAGGTACTTTTCAAACCGCTCCCGATTAAAGCGCGAGGAAAAATACAGGACATATCCCGTCTTGCCGTCGTGATACTGATATGGGCTTTGTGACATGTCGTAATATACGCCATACCGGCTTTTAATCTTTTGCATAAGTTTTGGAAACCTCCTTTATTGTGTTTTGCAAATAATCAATACTGTAAAATGTCGGCGTGTACCCTGCCGGGCATTTAAAGTGCTGCGGATTGCTGCAAGTGCATCGTTTGCCGTTAAGCATAAGATATTTAGTGCAGCGGCTCATGCAGACATATTTTTGGAGCATGTTCACTTTCCTCCCATATGGCTTGGCGGTTTCGGCAGCGGCATCCAGTGCGTTACCGTGTCGGCTATAAAATTATCCCCGTAGTCGCCATTATAACATAGCTCATACCACCCTTTCCTGGCGTATACATCTGCTATGTTGTCTCTATTAACATAAAAACCTGCGCATTGATATGTATATGTATATACTTCTTTGCCGCATAAATATAACAGAACTGGTCTGCCATCTTCCGGCAGCCTGTCCTTAACGCTGATCCATTTACAGTTATCCATGTGTAGCCTCTCCTTTATGCGGATTTCGTGCGTTAGATATAATCGGCCTCTCCTTCAGCATCCGGTAAATTTTCAACGAACAAAATAGCTGTATGCAGATCCCAACCAGCCAGCATAAGCTGTTCGACAATATCGCCTGCATATTTTATTCGCTTTCTAAAAGCTATGGCTTTCACCATATCAATATCGTTATTCATTGTCTTCCTCCCAGTATTTAAAGTTGGCAATCGTCCATTCTGTATACTTGGTTATTTCCTCTTTCAGGCGTTTTTGTGCCTGTTTATACATGATTTCCCCGATCTGTTTTACTGTAAAACCTTGCATATACATATGCCTGACTTCGTTTTCATCCATCACGTTAATTTCCATCGTATAACCCCTATAGTATAAGATTAGCCGCCTGCGCGGTGAACAGGCGGCTTTTGTTTACGCTACGACTTCAATCGTTGTGAACTGATAGCCGTGTTTTCCCTGCCGCTTTACCGGCGTTACTTTAATCGGATGGTCCTGCGTCGGCATCCAGAGCGTTTGTGCAATGTTTTTCAGCGCATTGTATACGCCGACCGAAACGGTCACGTATGTCTCTCCATCCGTATCCAGTAGCACGATTCGCGGAGCCATTACAGGCCTTCCCTTTGCGTCCCGCTGCTCAATCCAGTGCACCAGAAAACCCGCCATATTGATCTCCGAGCCGATCACGTCACTAATACGCTGCGAGGGGTTGTTTTTCATTTTGTAAACTTTCATGCGGCATTCGTCGCTGTCGTCCACGACAAAAGTCGAAAACATTACGTCTCCACCTGCCGAAAATGCAGCCGTCAAATCTTCCGGCACACTCAGGGACAATACTTCCCCGGTTTCTTCCTGTACAATCATTTCCTCGCTCATGTGAACATTTCTCCTTTTTATTTGTTTTTCGGGTGTCACCGCCGCCCGTCATTTATAGTATATCTGATAACTGAAAAATTGTCAATAGATTTTCTCATGTTATTTTAATGATTTTTCTCGTAATTTTCTATTGATTTTTACAATAGATTTTGCTATATTATAGATAGACAGGAACGGAGTAACTCGGTAACAGGTGGTGTTCCGGCCGCCCGTATTAAGTTACGCGGAACCCCATAGGCAGTTGGCTGCTGCGTACAGATTACTGACCCCGGCATTCTGTCTACTCCTCTAAAGCCTGTCGTGAAACCACCACGGCAGGCTTGATTTTAGGAGGCCATTATGATTGCAGAAAATAAATTATACTATGACTTTATGATTGCAGAAAATGAATTATACTATGACTTTGGGCTGACCTTATCGAAAAATGCCTTAATTAACTTTATCCTGTCACATCGCGGCGTGGGTAAAACGTTCGGATTCAAAAAGTATGCTATCAACGACTTTCTGAAAACAGGCAAACAATTTATGTATGTGCGCCGCTTTAAATCCGAATTGAAAACAATTCAATCGTTTTTCTCCGATATTTATGCGGAATTTCCTGATCACAAGTTTGTTGTAAAAGGCGGAAATGCCGGCGGGCACTTTTTAATTGATGATAAGATAGCAGGATATTTTTATCCGTTATCTACCGCCTTTACCCTAAAATCAACGCCGTTCCCAAACGTCAACAAAATGTGTATGGATGAATTTATTATTACTAAAGGCCACCAACGCTATATTCAGGATGAAGTTACCGCCTTTTTCGATCTTATTGAAACGATAAACCGGTTGCGCACTTCTGAGAAGCTGCATGACTTGCTCCGGGTATTCTGCATGGCCAACACGATTTCTATTGTGAACCCCTATTTTCAATATTTTGACATCATACCAAATGCCGCTAAGCGCTACACGGTGTTTCCGAAATACAACAATGATGTACTTATCGAATTGTACCGGAATGTAAATTTTATTGCGGAAAAGAAAAATACACGCATGGGCGCTATCATGGATCGGGTTCCCTATGGAAAATATGCCATTGAAGGCGAATTTTATCAGGACGACAAGTCCTTTATTGCGAAAAGGTCACCTGCATCCCGCTGTATGCTGAATATCACATGCCAAGGTCAGGAAATTTCCTTTTGGTTTGATTATCAGGACGGAAAGATATATGCTTGCAAAAAGCCAAACCCGTCAGCACTTTTTAATTTCGCATTGACTTCTGCTGACCACAAACCGAATCATTTCCTGATTAAAAATGCAACCCACTGCGCGCCTGCTCGGGCGTTGGTGGAAGGTTTTCAGAATGGATGCTTATATTTCGATGACCTTAACACAAAAGCAATTGCCTTTAAAATTTTGCAATATTTAAGCGTAAGGAGCGGTTAATATGGCTAAAATTTATTTATCACCTGCCGCACACGAACACGACAATCCGTGCAGCTATTCGTCCGGATGCAGCGAAAACACGCATTGCAATTTGTATGTTGACCGGCTGGAAAAGCATCTAATCGCCTGCGGCTTTGAAGTCAAGCGCAATCCGAAAGACCGTACCGGCGACCGGCTCAAAGAGGCGATTGCGGAATCTAACGCTTGGGGTGCTGATCTGCATTATATTGCGCACACTAATGCCGGCGGCAAATCATACAGCCTTTTAATGGTATATGATGACGGCACAGCTTACACCTATGCGCAAATGCTGGCCGCTATGCGACGCGATATCTATGACGGTTCTGTGAAAGTTAATATCGCGCCGCAATGGGCGGAGTTGTCACAGACAACCGCACCGGCAATTTATGATGAAACCGTTTTTCATGACAATCTGTCAAGCATTACATGGTATCATAATAATCTTGATAGGATTGCCGAAAATACATGCAAAGCAATATGCAAAATGTTTAACGTCGAATATAGGGGGTTGGATACTATGCCTGGTTATTATGTCAAAGTTGGTCCGTTTGAAAATGAAACGGCCGCACGCGCGTTTTTTGAAAAACTGCAAAATGCCCAAATCACAAATGACGCCGCTGATTCGGACGAATCGTCTGAACCTGCGCCTGTCAAAAGTTTTAATGATGTCGACCGTTTCCGGTCTGACGTTGTTTTTTCCACCGCGGCAAATGCCCTTAACCGTATTAACGCGCTGCCGCTTTCCAGCGATTACCGCACGGAAGAATTACGTCCGACACAAACCTATTACGATGGACAGGTTTGCCGGTACGAAAATATAGGCTTTTTCCATATTGACAGCGTGACGATTTTGGAATAAAATAACGGCGGGCGGAATAACCGCCCGCCTTTTCTTAGTCTTCTGCCGTTTCAATGCCGCTGAAATGCGAAAACATCCGTTTCAACCGGTCAATGTGATTTAGTTCGTCGCTGATGATTTCTGCTATTTCGCTATGCACGAACTCCAAGTCATTAAATTCGTCGATTTCATTATCAGCTACGGCTAGCAATTCGCTGTATTTTTCAATGGCATCCGCTTCAGCTTCTATGTTTTTCGCAACTTCTTCTAAAAACTTATACATGGTTATTCCCCCTTTCTTCTGCAAGCGCAGTTAATGTAAAGCACCGATATAGGGCAGTTTTCGATTGCCATCCTTTACCATCCCGCATATATCCACGCTTTACCATAATTATACCGTGCCGGATACCATCCGTCAATCCATTCGGCGCGTATTTCGGATAACGTCTGCACACATCATCCATTTCGGCAAATGTCTCCGCATGCAGCAATTCCGCAATATAGTTTCTTAACATTCGTATTTCTCCTTCCACATCTCGAAAATTTCTTCGGCAGTTTTATCGATTGTATTGCAAATTCGGAACGTAGTGCATTCGGTGCCATTATAGCAGACTATCTTAACGTGGCTGCCATAATCAAAGACGAACGCCAGGATTCCTTCATCATATCTATAAATGTTCAATTTTATGCCTGTTTCGCGCGAATCGTCACGCACTTCATCTACTGTGTAAAAGTGATCATATGTGTTTTCAGTGCGCCTATACACCATTCCGTTACATTTTATACCATCAAAGTGTACATTTTCACAGCGGCTGCACAAATCGTGCATCTTTACGTATTTGTCGCGTTCCATTCGCGATTGAAAATAGTGCTTTTCGTGATTCAACGCACCAACGTAGGCTTGATCCGCGCAGTATAATGTGATTCTAGGCATTTGATTATCCCCTTTCTTTACCATTTTAAAAGCCAAATAAGTCGTCGATCGAAACTTCCCACCGCACATATTTGGCCGCCGCCTGAATGGCTGGATTATCAATACCTGTCACGTCAACTACATCGCTGTCGATCGATTTTAAAAACAATATTGCAAGCCGCACATCATCCCTTGTAACTCCGGTCGGATATTGATCTGGAAATTTTCGACGCTGGAGATCCGCTAGCAGACGTGATACGCTAAGTGTGTTATTTGTGTCCGATAGCCCGGTTTCTGGCAACGATGGTGCCGCAGCTTCTGACGATGCGTAGGCATCACGATAGACATCCAGCATGGCCAAAAGTTCTTTATACGCGGCCGCTTTGCCGTCAAAGTAGGCATCCCCATGCCATTTGTCCGCGTCGATCTTGCTGCATTCCACCACTGCTTTCAGCGCTGCGATCATCTGTGCTTTTGTCATTTGTATCTACTCCTCTTTTTCTATTTTGGTTCGGTTCCCCGTCCCTGTGATTATAGTATAGCGCGTAAATGTGCATAAAGTATGAACA